TCAATGGATGACTTAACGGATGCTCAAGCTGAAAGAGTTATGGAGTTGGAAGATACTTTAGATAAAGAAGTGTGGGACTTACGCTTAGGTCCTGCCATATGGGATAGGTTTAGAGCTTCTTATCCGTCAGAGGTATTCTTAGAGGATGATATGAAGTTCTTGCAAAATGCATTATACGCTGAGTTTGTAATTATGGATGCAAAGTCTCTACTATCATTTGCTAAGGAAGTTATTAGTGGTAGCGAAAGAGGTGTTAAAGCAGTACAAGATTTAGTGGACGGAATCATCGCAAGAATGCAGAACGAGGAGTACGAAGAAACTATGGAATCTTTTAGGGATGAAGTAGACGATATCTCTGATGAAACAGATGATGATGATTTAAGAGACTTTTTAGGTGGACTAGGTATCGACCTATAAAAAATAAAGTAAAAGTATTTATAAGGGAAGGCATAAGTCTTCCCTTTTTTATTTTATGACAAAGCAGGAATTAGTACAGGAGTATACAAAATGTATAAAAGATACACCATATGCGTTAAGAACGTATTTGGAGACTTATGACAATACACAATCGAAGTATGTACCATTCGTACTGTTCCCTGACCAAGAAAAGCTAATCCGTGATTACGACACGTATAATGAGAACTTAGCATTGAAGTATCGTCAAGCGGGTGTATCTACAGCAACATCAGCGTGGATAAGTAAGAAGCTACAATTTGCGTCACCTAAGAGACCTGAGAAGGTTTTGATTATTGCCAATAAGTTGGATACAGCAAAAGAGATGGCTAATAAGGTTAGAGGTTTTTTAAATCAGTGGCCTGATTGGATTAACGTTGGTTTCTCAAAAGATAAAGATTCACAATCGCACTTTAGATTAAACAATGGATGTGAGGTTAAGGCGGTAGCAACTTCTATGGATGCCTTAAGGGGTTACACGCCAACGGTATTGGTGTTTGATGAAGCGGCATATATTGATGCGGGCGATGACTTTTGGGCTGCGTGTATGGCGTCTTTGTCAACGGGTGGTAAAGTAATCGTTGTTTCCACACCAAATGGTTTTGATAAAATATATTACGAGATATACGCTCAAAGTCAGGCGGGCCTTAATGACTTTAAGATAACCGAGATGGTTTGGTATAAAGACCCGAGGTTTACGAGAGATTTAATGTGGGTTAAGTGTAAGGATATTGTTCACTACATGCTTAACAGGGAACAGTACAAAGATGACGAAGTACTATTAGAGGAGAAAGACCACACAAAGTTTGATGCACTTATGAAAGAGGGATACAAACCATATTCTTCATGGTTTGAGTCTATGAGTAAAAAGTTAAAGTACGATAGACGTAAGATTTCTCAGGAATTGGAAAACAACTTCTTAGGGTCTGGCGATAACGTTATCCCTCCTGATACTATTGAACGTATAAAAGAAACTATGATTTGCGAGCCAAAGGAAAAATATATGGCGGGACAATTATGGGTTTGGGAAGAACCTCAAAAAGGTCATAAATATATTATGGGGGTGGATGTTTCTCGTGGCGATTCAGAAGATTTTTCATCTATCGTCGTTGTTGATTTTGACACTAGAGAACAGGTTATGGAGTATTTGGGTAAGATACCGCCTGATGAGTTGGCTGACGTTTGTTATAAATGGGGTATGATGTACTCTGCCTTTACCGTTGTGGATATCACTGGTGGTATGGGGGTGGCTACGGTTAGGAAACTACAGGAGATGGGCTATAAGGATTTATATGTTGACGGTATAAATGCATTTGATAAGTGGTCGTGGAACCCTAAGGCCCATGAAAAGATACCGGGTTTATCTTTCAACTCTAAAAGAACACAGATTGTTGCGGCATTTGAGGAGGCGCTTAGACATAACTTTGTGGTTAGGTCTACGAGATTGATTAACGAGATGAATACATTTGTTTATATAAATGGTAAGGCTGACCACATGAAAGGTCATCACGATGATTTAATAATGGCCATGGCAATGTGTATTTATGTTGGTGAGTTTTCTTTTTCTTTATTAAAGAAATCTGAGGAATCAACAAAAGCGTTATTAGACGGATGGACTGTAAGTGAGAGACCTATGGGTGGAAACGAAAGACCTGTATTCAATCAGTTACCCAACTATGACCCATTAAGAAACGTCAAAACACAAAACTATAGAAACGGTCGAACACCAGGTGTAAATGATTACATGGACCATTCTTGGTTATTTGGTGGTAATCGTAAAAGATGATTGACTTAATTTAAATAATCAAGTATTTTTAGTTATGACTATTTATACATAATATGGCTCAAGAAACAAGATATACAATATTTCAAAGGTTAGGTGGTTTATTCGGTGGTACTCAAGATGCTACACCGTTAAGCGATGCTACCCCAACATACAACTTCGATAAGAATGAGTTGTTGAGGACTAACGATAAGGAAGAGTACGAAAGAGAAAAACTTCAGGCTCAACAAGCTCTTTATCTAAACAATCAATGGCAGAAAGTAGATAGTGAGCTTTATCAAAAAGCGATTTACCACGAACCTAATAGACTTGCGGCATATTATGACTACGAATCAATGGAGTTTACTCCTGAGATTTCTGCTGCTTTAGATATCTATGCTGAAGAAGCGACAACAATGTCTGAGCAAGGTTATTTATTAAACATTTATTCTGAAAGTAAAAGAGTTAAATCAATCTTAGGTGACTTATTTAACAACATTTTAGATATTCAAACCAACTTACCGATGTGGACAAGAAACACGTGTAAGTACGGTGATAACTTTGTTTATTTAAAGTTAGACCCTAAGAAGGGTATTATCGGTTGTAACCAATTACCTAATATTGAGATTGAACGTGTTGAGAAAGGAATGAACCTACACGGTACAAATACACCATCTAATGAAGGTGAAGCAAGAGAGACAAAGTACTTGTGGAAAGAGAAGATGATGGAGTTTAACGTATGGGAGGTTGCTCACTTTAGATTATTAGGTGACGACAGAAAACTACCTTATGGTACTTCAATGCTTGAGAAAGCGAGACGTATTTGGAAACAATTGGTATTAGCGGAAGATGCTATGTTAATCTATAGAACTTCGAGAGCACCTGAAAGAAGAGTTTTTAAGGTATTCGTGGGTAATATGGATGATAAAGATGTGGATAGCTATGTACAAAGAATTGCTAATAGGTTTAAACGTGACAACGTAGTAGACCCAGCAACGGGTAATGTAGACCAAAGATACAACCAAATGGCTGTAGACCAAGATTACTTTATCCCTGTACGTGACCCTAACGCACCGAACCCAATCGATACATTACCTGGTGCTCAGAACCTTTCAGAGATTGCAGATATCGAGTACATCCAAAAGAAGTTACTAGCGGCACTACGTATTCCTAAGGCATTCTTAGGTTTCGAAGATGTAGTAGCTGATGGTAAAAATCTTTCGTTACAGGATATTAGATTTGCTAGGACGATTAATAGAATCCAAAAAGCGATGATTCAGGAATTAAATAAGATTGCTGTAATTCATTTATTCATGTTAGGTTTAGAAGATGAGTTAAACAACTTTACTTTAGGTCTCACTAATCCTTCTACACAATCTGACCTATTAAAGGTAGAGGCGTGGAAAGAAAAGATTATGCTTTACAAGGATTCTGTATCTGATGCAGGTAATGGTATTAGTCCGATGTCACACACAAAGGCTAAGAGAGAGGTGTTAGGTATGTCTGATGAAGAGGTTAAACTAGACTTGCAACAACAAAGATTCGAAAGAGCGATTGCTGCTGAATTAGAGCAGACTCCTGAGATTATTAAGAAAACTGGTATTTTCACTAATATAGATAACTTATACGGTGAACCTAACGCTGAACCTGAAATGGGTGAAGGCGGTGAAGACGATATGTCTGGTATGTCTGATATGGGTATGGATTCAGATTTCGGAGGTGATATTTCTTCGGATGATATCCCGATGAGTGATGGTCCTGCAGACGATACGGGCTCTGGTGAGTTAGGTGAATCTGAAGCTGAAGATTTAAAGCTTATTATCGAGAAAAAAGACTTTGGTACTCCTAAGACTTTTGATTTATCAAGAGGTCAGAAGGAAATTAAGAATATGGAAAATAGACTAAATCAACTTCTAAACGAAGAGAAATAAGTCAAATTACATTTTTAGTAATATTTATATATAAAATAATTTAGCATGACTACATTAGGTGAATTAAGAAACCGTTTATATATAAAGCTTTCAAAAGCATATAACACTAAAGAAAATTTAAAAGAAAGTTTAAGGACTTTTATTTCAGTACTAAACGAATCAGATGATTTCAAGGCAGCATACAACCTTTATACTGAATTAGAGGGTATGACTTTAACTGACCGTGAAGTGGCTTTCGAAGCTATTAACGAAGCTAAAGACGAATTTTCAAAATATGTAGTCTCTGAGTCATACATGAAGGCTTTCACTACATTATTAGAAATGGTTTCAGATGTTGAGGTATCTAAGAATACTTTAACTGAAGATATAGATACAGTCCTATATTCTAAAGGCACAATCGCAGAAAGAAGTATTGCTAAAAAATCAATTGTTAATCACATTATGAGTGAGAAAACAATTAAAGAGTCTGTTAAACCTGTTTCTCAGGGTTTACTTACTAATTTATTAACTATTAAGTTCAATGAGCAATTTAGTTCTTTAAGTGAATCAGAAAGAGAATCTTTCTCTAGGTATACGACAATGAAGCCTAATGAATTAAAGAAGGCTGTTGATACATTAAAAGAAGATATTAGTGTAATGATGGAGCCTTTACATGAGGATGAGAACTTAAGGGATACAGCAGTTCTTGTAGAATCTAAAGTTAATAACTCTACATATGATGTAATTTCTTTGTTTAAGTTAGAGGAATTAAAAAATAGTCTTTCTTAATTAACTATCTTCCTGGTCTCTTAGTGATTGAATATAAGCAGCCTTAGCGTTTTGTTTTCTTTTCACCTGAGAGTTTTTCTCGTGATATCTATTTTTACGTAGATTCTGTAATTGTTTTGTACTCGAGACTTTTCTTTTATATCTTTTTAGAGCCCTCTCGATAGACTCGCCTTTTTTTAGTGTGATTTTTAACATATATTTTATTTTATAAATATAAGGTAAAACGCTAATAATATATGTGTCCCATTTGACACATATTCTTTTATGGTTTATTATTACTATAGTTATTAACAATAAACGATTATATAATGCACAACAAATATAATGAAAAACGGGAGATATATAGATATCGAAGTACATGAAAATTTTAATACAGGATACGGAACAGTAGACTGTAGAGATTTAAAAAGTATCTATACTAAAATAACTTCATGGATAGTACCCAATTATGAATATGAAAATTGGAGGAGTATTGTAGGTATTCTGAAAAGAAAAATACAAATGAAGCTAAATGAAGAATTACAGAAAACTGATAAATTCAAAAACGATAGATTTATTGTTGATTTAGATATTAGGTCTAAAGGACTACAAAAAGGTAAAAAGTCATTTATGAATTGTGAGATTACATTATTCACTAATGGAGAGCATGACTTAAGAGATGTGGAGTTTAGGATGGAAATGAATAATATCGTTAAAAGTGTGATTCAAGAATCTATTGTAAAATACGATAAATTTAATTATTACAAGACAAAGAGGGGTTAACCCTCTTTTTTTATTTCTATCTACATATTTATAGTAATAGTAAATTTACTTAAGTATGAAGATATTAAAACCAATGGATACTGATAAAAAGGGTATCCTAATCGAATATGATGCGGGTCATATCTCACCTAACGATAACAAAGAGGTTATCAAAGAGATGAGAAATATGAAGAAAGATGACTCGTTCGTTCTTTATGCCGTACTACAGAAATATGACACACCAAATAAAAACGGTAGAGTTTATGGTGAAAAGATATTAAAAAGAGAAGTCGAAAACTATAAACGTTTAATCGAAAAGCGTAATGCGTTAGGTGAGTTAAATCACCCTGAGTCTTCATTAGTTGACTTAGAGAGAGCGTCACACAGAATTACTGATGTGTGGTGGGACGGGAAGATACTGATGGGTAAGGTGGAAATTCTTACTTCTGAGGCTTTCAGGACTACGGGTCAGATAACTTGTATGGGTGATATCGCTGCAAATCTTTTAATGCACGGTGTAGTATTAGGTATTTCATCAAGGGGTGTGGGTTCACTTAAAAAGGTTGGCGAATACAATGAAGTGCAGGATGATTTTGAAATGGTATGTTTTGATTTAGTTTCATCTCCTTCAACACCAGGCGCTTACCTTTTCCATGAAGAAGGTGAAAGAGAAAATTACGCCGAATCTATAGAACAAGAAGAAGAAAAAGTATTACCAAATAGAACTGTCGACTTAATGAATAAGTTGAACAATTTCTTAGGTAAATAAAAAATATTATAGATATCTGCTATTGTATTGGGGTTTTTCTCAATACAAAGATATTTATATGTAATAATAAATTGCATAAATCATAGAAAAATGAGCAAATCAATCTTAGAAGAAGCATTACTTCAGGTTTCGCAACTTGAAGAAGCGGTTAAGAACAATGCACAAGAAATACTTGCTTCAACAATGAAGGAAGAAATTGATGAGCTGGTTAGAGAATCTATGGAAGACACTCATGACGAGGAGGTAGCTGAAGAAGTATCTGAAGAAATGGATATGGCTATCGAGGAAGAATCTACTGAAGAAGTAGATTTAGACGAACAAATTGAGGATGCAGATGACGAAGATGAGTCTGAAGAAGATACTGATGAGGAAGAAGGCGAAGATATGCCTGAAGACGAAGAGGTAGAAACAGAAGATTTAGATTCAGACCTAGAAGACATCGAAATGCCTTCATTGGAATTACCGTCGTTAGAAGATATCGAAGATATGTCTGACGAAATGAGTGATGATGATGAAGACGAAGTGATTGATTTGACAGGCGCATCTGACGAGGAGATTCTAAAAGTCTTTAAAGCCATGGGCGAAGAAGACGGTATCATCGTAGCGAAAGACGAGGATGGGACAATTCATTTGGAAGATGGTGACGACGAGTACAGAATTGAAATGGACGACGAAAAATCTGAGGAATCAGAAGAAGAGTTCGACATGGAAATGGTATCGGAAGAAGCATCGGAAGAAGAAGTTTCAGAATCTGATGAAGAGGAAGCTGAAGTAGTTTACGAAATCGAAATTGACGAAGAAGAATCTATGGAAGAGGAGTCTGAGGAGATGGTTTCTGAAGAAGAGGAAATGGTCGCTGAAGAAGACGAATCTGAAGAAGATATGGAAGAGGAAGTTGAAGGTGATGTTGACGAAGCGGCAAGAACTTTAGCAGCAGATGCAAGAAAGCCTGCAGACCAAGGTAAAAAATTCAAAGCAGGTCGTAAAGACTTAAGCGAAGACGTACAAACTCTACAAGCTAAAAATGCAGAGTTAACTGAAGCGTTAAAGTTGTTTAGAAATAAGTTGAACGAGGTGGGTGTATTTAACTCGAACTTGGCGTACGCAACAAGATTATTTACAGAACACACGACAACTAAGCAAGAGAAATTAAACATCTTAAAAAGATTCGACTCAGTTGAGTCTTTGAAAGAGTCTAAGGCCTTGTACAATACTATAAAAGATGAGTTAGCAGCATCAAACGAAAAATTAAACGAAAATGTAGCTAACAAAATCTCAAATTCACCACAATCTGGTTCTTCAGAGAAACTAGTGGAGTCAAAAGCATATGAAAATCCACAAGTAAGAAGAATTAAAGAAATGATGGGAATTTTAAAATAATAAAATAAAAAAATTAATAAAATCTAATTAAAATGGGAGCATTATTAGAATCAGGTTTAGTTGGTAACATCGGTCTAAAGCACTTGAAAGTTATCAAAGAAGACACAATCAACAAATGGGACAAATTAGGCTTTTTGGAAGGTCTAGACGGTCACTTAAAAGAAAACGTAGCACAGTTATTCGAAAACCAAGCATCACACTTAATCAACGAGGCAGCACACACTGACTCTGCTGGTTCATTCGAAACTGTAGTTTTCCCAATCGTGAGAAGAGTATTCTCAAAATTATTGGCTAACGATATCGTTTCAGTTCAAGCGATGAACTTGCCAATCGGTAAATTATTCTACTTCGTACCAAAAGTACAAGATAGATTCAACTTGCCAAATAATGGTGGCGATAACGTACACTACCAACCATTCGGTTACCCAGGTTCTGAGGATTACGCAGGTTCTTCAATGGCGGGTTACGAAAATTCAAAGAACTTATACGATAGATTCTACGAAGACGGTTCAAACGAATCAGGTATGTTCGATTACTCAAAAGGTCAATTCGATGTTAAGTCATTAACTATCGATACTGAAGTATTGTTTAAAAAAGAGGACGGTACTTACGGTACGTTTGCTGATGCGGATTTCGGTGAAGAATCAAGAATCGTTATGCAGTTATCAGGTTTCAACTCTGACGGTGCAGGTAAATTAATCGGCCCTAACGGTAACGAAATGGATTCTGAAGAATTCTTATCTTCATTGATGGTTAAAGTTGGTGGTAAAGAAGTTGATTTCAGAGTAGTAACTCAGAAATACGGTAAAGGTATCGTAGAATACGGTGGTAAAACTCCAGCAACAGGTACTCCAGGTGGTCAGTTCTATGACATCTGTGATGCTGACGGTAAAATGTACATCGAGGCTGACGTTGAAACTTACTCAGAAACACAAGGTTTCGATGCATTAGATATGACAGCTATGACAAACGCATCAGTTGCTGTATCATACAGACAATACTTCGACTTAGAATTCGAAGACAGATTGGGTGAGGTATCATTCGATTTGGAATCAGTAACAGTATCTGTAACTGAAAGAAAATTAAGAGCTTCTTGGTCTCCTGAGTTGG